TCAGAGCCACAATGGTCGCTGACCACCAACAGTCGGGTGCGGCGGTGCCGGGTCGATGGATCCCGGAGTAACAATAAAGCGTTCTATCGTTTCCATTGTCATAAACGTACAACTGCAGTTGATATTCTGGCACTGGTGGTAGCGCTCTTTCGTATTTTCGGTTAGATAGCGGCTTGTTCGCGCATGTGCGGCATGATGGCACTTCGGACAATGAAACATAACCCACCTCTTATTCTCAATTCGTGAACCAATAATAATCACTAATTCACTTTTTGTGAATACATTTTATTCATCATCCGATTCCGCACTGTACTCCACATCAGAGAGTTTAACCTCAAGCTCTAAGCCCGTCGTGAAGCCACTATTATTCAGGCTGTGAGTCACTTTACTGATTAACCATGCCTGCTCGTCTATGACGCGCTTAAAGCCCGACACACGCACCGGTGTCTCAGGGAATAAATCAGCCCTGCCAAGCGCCAGCGTAATTGAAAACTCCGCAACGCCTCGCTGCAGCTTATCCCACTTAGCCTGAGCGGCGCGCATCGCCTGCGCTCTTGAAGCGTAGACTGTCGTCAGTGCCAGCACGTTATCGGCCTCACCGACCATATACTCACCTTCGCGAGCCTCCGGCTCTTTTCTGGACTTCGTCTTTTTGCTGACCGGCTTTGCTTTCGGGTGTTCCAGTGCGCGAAGGTGCTTCTCTTTTGGCTGGCGTTTCAGCGTCACTTTCTGTTTTTGCGGCTTCGGGTCTTTGGTGTGCAACCATTTAGCTGTTACACCGGTATAAGCTCCGCGGTCGGCAATGGCAAACTGATGACGGTCGCCGTCACTGCGGATCAGCGTCATTTGTGGAATGGGCTTACCGCTGGCCGTCAGCGCACTACCGGCTTTCAGAAACAGGAGCTTTCCCGCTTTAACCGATACAGTCGCTCCGTTTCGGTCAGCCAGCCGGGTAAGAAATACCGCGTCGGACTCCTGCGACTGGTCGATATGCGGTACCGGGATTTGTTTCAGCGAATCCGCGACGCTGGCCGTCAGTTTGTTACGCTTTGCAATGGTGCTGACCAGCTCACCGAGGGTGGTATCGTGCCATGATTCTTCACGTCGTGAATTGAGCGTGCCGCGAAAGTCTGCACTACGCGCCCGGATGGTCAGGGTATCAGGCGCGCCCCGGTGCTCAATCTCATCGACCGTAAAATCGCCTTTATTTAGTAGCGCCGAACCCTGCCAGCCAAGCCACAGCGTCAGCACCGCTCCGCGCAGGGGTAACTCGACTTTTCCGTCGGTATCGTCGAGCTCAATGTCGAGCTGGTCAGCCTCAAAACCCCGGTTGTCAGTCATGGTGAGAGAAATCAGCCGGTCACTAAAATTGCTGGTAATGTCCTGACTGTTCAGCGTTAGCATAAATGCCGGTGCAAGACTGGCACCGGCGTCAATAGTCATTCCCGTAATCATGTGGTCAGCCCTCCGAGCGCACCCTGCAACTTATCGGTCAGATTACCGGCAGAGCCGAGAAGCTCGCTCGCCTGTTTATTCAGGTCGCCAAACATTGCCGTCAGTGATTCATCGACCCGTTTTAGCGAAAGCGTGAAATCAATCTTTCTTGCCGCACCATCGCTGAAAAAGTCGGCGTGCGTGGTCGATACCTTATCGATGATATACATTCCGAGGATTTTGCCGGTCCCCTCAATCAGCGGCCACGCCCTGCCCTCATCGGCCATCAGTTCCACAGCCAGCAGGGATATATGACCGCCGGTAATGGCAGGGTAAAGCGTACCGGCAAGCTGTATTGCGGTTTCCCCCTCGCCGAGAAACTGATATGCAGGCGGTTTACCGACCCGGTCATTAGACGCCCAGCGGTAATCTTTCGAATGCTGCATTGACTGATAAGGCAGAGTACGGAGTTCAAAAACAAACATTCCCAGCGCAAGCATCATCGTTTTATCCTTCCTCAGAAATCATGGGTCATACTGGCACGCTGGCGCGCACGTTTATCGCGTTCAATCTGTTCGAGCGTGTCGCGTAACTGGCGGTCAAGCTGATGCCCCGGCGCAACACTACCCGGCAGAGTGATGTTGTATTCGCTTTTGCTCTGGTCAATGTAAGAGCGTCCCGCCGGTGCGGTAACGGGCTGATAAGCCTGATAGCCGCCATATGTGCTGGTTGCCGGGATGTAGGAATTACCCTGCGTGGCGGCGTTGGTTCTGGCGGCGGTCTGGTCGAGGCTATCTGACTCTTTGTTGATAATACCGAGCTTTTCGAGAAGCCAGTCGACACCGCTGCGCAGCTTGTTAAAAACATTGAGCGGAGCCTTCAAGGCCGAGGCCAGTGCCTGACCAAATATAACGCCGACATTTTTGCAGCTATCGAGCGTCTCCTGCGTTGCCTTGACCGGTGCAATCAGGTCTTTAAACCATTGCCAGACGCCATGCAGCTTCTCACCGAGTCCGTCAAAAATGGGGGCCAGTGGCGCAAACATTTCCCCGACCGGTGCAAAGGCACTCATAATGCCCTCAATCACCCCCGAGAAAAATGCGCTGATGGGCTCCCAGTATTTACGGATGAGTAGCGCACCAGCCACAATCGCCGCCCCCACAGCCAGAATCGGCCAGGTAATCGCACCGAGAGCTGTCACAATGGCGCTACCGGCAACAGTAAAGACCGTACCCATAACGCCAGTGGCGGCAATGATGGCGTTAATCCCCATAACTACCGGCCACGCCACAAGACCAATGCCGCCGATGATGCCAATCAGAGCAAGTGCGCCACCGGCAATAATGCCGATAGTTGTCGCCAGCCCTTTGTTCTTCTGGATCCAGTCGTCGAGCTTTAACACGTATTGCGTGGCTGTTTGGGTGAGTTTACGCAGCGAGCCCTCTTGCTGGTCAAAAAGGTCGGTACCGATTGCCTCATAAGCAGACTGGAACTCTTTAAAGTCGCCGCCGAGGTTATCCTGCATAACCTTAACCAGTTCCTCGGTTTTACCGTCCGAGGCTTTAAACGCGGCAGTGAGCCGGTCAAGTTTGCCGCTTGAGGCTGCCTCCATTAACACCGCCGCCGCCGAGCTGGCCTCCTCGCCGAAAATGGTTTTCATGTACTCGCCGCGCTGGCTTGTCCCGAGGTTGTTTTTCTCAAAGCTGCGCTGCATTTCTTTCAGGATGGAGAATATCGGGCGCGTGTTCCCCTTGCTGTCGGACGTTTTGACGCCGAGTTCCTTAATGGCCTCAAACGCTTTTCCGGTGGGAGCCTGCAGGCGGCTGAGAATGGCGCGGCTACCCGTGCCCGCCATTGACCCGGTGATTTTGGCGTCGTGCAGCGCACCGACCATTGCGGCGGTTTGCTCGATGCTCACCCCGGCATTTTTCGCCACCGGCGCGGCATAGGTCAGCGCGTCGCTCAGTCCGTCAAAATCGGCGGCGGTTTTGTTCATCGTCATCGAGAGAACGTCGCCAATGTGTGCCACCTTGTCATTTGAGAGCTGGAAAGCGGATTTCATCCCCATCAGTAACGCGGCGTTTTCTTCCATTGTGCGACGGTTAGCAAGCGCCATATTCAGAGTGACTGGCGTTGTTGCCTGAATCGCGGCGGCATCACCACCACCTTTTGCGATAATAATCTGCGCACTGGCAGCATCGTCAGCAGAGGCGGCAGTATTGTCGCCGAGCTGGCGCGCCTGTTTGCGCAGCGCCTGCATTTCTGGCGACTGCTTATCGACCCCGAGCACAGCCTGCAGCTCGGAGTTTTTCTGCGCAAAGTCATAACCGGGCATCAGCAATTTAACCCCGGTCATCGTTCCCGCTGTCGCAATACCTACCCCGGCAGCGCCTGCTGCGGCCATGTTACCGGCAAGCTCTTTACCTGATTTATATCGTTCTTTCACCCGGCTTAATTTCGCCTGCTGCGCACTGACGCGCGCCAGTGCCTCACGCTGGCGATTAAGCTGCGCCGTCGTTTCGCTGATGGAGGTTTTGAGTCGACGCTCATCGGCAGACAGGGTGCGGGTATTGATACCGGCCTGCATCAGCTCGGAGCGCTGGCGCTGTACCGATGTTCTCAGGCTGTTATATTTCGTCTGCAGCTCAGAGGCGGCACGCTTTGCCGCGTCGAGCGCCTGCGCCTGCGCGCGGGTCGGACTGGTGGTGTTTTTAAACTGCACGGCCAGCTCACCGGCTTCGCGCTTCGCCTTATCAAGCGCCTGACCGGTTACGGCCAGTTGCGCGCTTGCCTTACGAAAGCCGTCGATTTTCGATGCCTGACCGTTCAGGTCACGCAGCCCTTTTTGTGTGGTGCGAATATCACCCGACAGGGTTTTACTCGCGGTCTGGATAGATTTAAGCGGTCGGGTCGCCTGGTCGACCGCTTTCAGCAATACCTCAAGCCTCAGGTTATTACTCATTGTGGTTTCCGCTACGCTGCAGCGCCTTTTCGCGCCATGTGATGAGCTCGGTCAGGCTCAGGGAACAGAGTTCTGATGGCGGCCAGTGGAATATCACTGCGATATCCGCCATCAGGTCATCGGTCGACAGTCCGGGCGGGAAATCTACTCCGCCGAAGCCGGTGACAAAAAACCAATCACCTTAGCGGCCAGCGACAGCATATCGGGCAGGTTCATCGCGGTAAGCTCCTGCGCGGTGAGTGCGGGGTAGGTCATACGGGGCAGCACCTTAATCAGGGCGTCGACTTCGGACTGTGCCACCGCCGCCAGACTGACGCCGCGCAGGGTACCGGCGTTCGGCTCAATCAGGGTGACTTTATCAATCGTCTGACCGGCGCGCTTAATCGGTTTGTCCAGGGTCACGACATTCGGGTTTACGGTGTCAATTTCATTGCCAGCCGTATCAATAAATTCAGCGGTTTTACGTGGTGCTTTTGCCATGATGTTTTTCTCTGTTCTGAATTGGGTTAAATAACCGGCCAGCAGTGCTGACCGGTCAGGGAATTACAGCCCGATTGCGCGGCGGTGCTGTTCCAGACGGTCGACGCCGTTCACCTTCTCGACCATGTTGACGGTGTCGATTTCGATGACGTCGCTGCCATCAATCGTGAGGCGGTAGTAGGTGCAGACAGTCGACAGTTTGGTCGAAGTGTTTTCACCCTGCTTATTCTCGCCGCCGTCGATTTCTTTATGACGGCCACGCATGACCACCTCGACCGCCACGATTTCGCCGGTGTCGTCGCGCTGGTAAGAACCAGCAAAACGCAGCGGCACAGCATCAGTACCCGTGTCAGCGTACTGCGCCCACAGCGCCACATCAGGCAGGCCACCGACAGACCATTCGACGGTGAGCGCATCATCATCAAGGCCGAGGTCAATCGCCGCCGCGCCATTCATACCGCCACCGCGATAGTTTTCCAGCTTGCGGGTCAGTTTCGGCAGCGTCACGGATTCAACAACGCCCATGTAGCTGAGGCCATCGTTGAACATATTCAGATATTTGAGTTTACGGGGTAGTGCCATGTTGTTTCAGGCTCCTTAGCTGTTGACCGATTCGGCCAGATTCACCAGATATTTGTCGGTGATACGCTGGCGCAGGGTCAGGCTTTCCAGTGGCGGAACCGGCGTATAGTCGTAGTCGATATACAGTTTCCCGGCTTTCAGGGTTTCCTTGTCGTTCGATTCCTCGTCGAACCAGCATTTACCCTCCACGATGTAGCCGTTTGATTTCAGCTCGCGGAATTTGGCGTTAATGCCGTCAACAATGTCACGAATGAGCGTGGCGGTAATGGGCTTGTCGACCGCCCACATGTGCGCCTCGGCCATCGTGTCGGCCAGTACCTGCGCGGTGCGGGTGTAGTTCTCAAACAGAAAAAGCGGGTCATCCGAGCAGGTGCGGTTACCCCAGAAGCGGAAACCGTCCTTGCGTACCAGCGTTGTAACCCCGGCCTCGTTGAGCAGGTCAGCATCGGTGCCGGATGCCTGCAAATCCCAGAACACTGAGGCGCTGATGCCGGTAACGCCCTGTACGCCAACGTTAGACAGGGTTTTGTGCCAGCCGACTGTCTGGTCGATATAGGCGCGCAGACCAAGTGCGCGCGCAGTGGCGTAAGCCGTTGCGGTGGTATTTTTGACGGTGTCCCACGCGAGGAAATCAGGCCAGATAACCATCAGCTCGCGCTGGCTGAAATTCTTACGATATTCCATCGCTTCGGAAATAGTCTTGCATCCCCACGCGCTGACGTAAGCAAATGCACGTAACTTAATGGCAGCCGACGCAAGCGCGACCGCGACCTCTTTAGTATCCAGCCCCGGCACCCCAAGAATACGCGGCTTGACGCCGGTGACTGCCTGAGCGGTCAGGAGAGCCTTGATACCGGTGTATTTACCGTTCTCATCCGTACCTCCGATAATGTTGGAAACAGTCTGTGCGGGCGCAGCTTCCTCGTCATCGCCGGTTCCATCCTCAACACGTACAACAACAGTGACGGGTTTTGACTGGTCTGCGATGGCCTGCAGTGATGCAGCCAGCGTGCCTTTTTTACCGGCTTTCGCAATGGCGCTTTGCACATTGGTAATCAGTACCGGTTCATTGAGGGGAAATAGCGTGGCATCTGCATCGCTGGCTGTACAAACCATGCCGACGACCGCAGTCGCTACTGTGGAAATAACACGCGTACCGTCATTAATTTCGATGACCTGCGTGCCGTGGTGAAAATCACTCATCCGGTTAACTCCGTGGTTAAGGGGTGAGTATATTTTCAGGTCAGTACACAAGAGGGGGCTATTTGTACCGGCTGTCCGGTTGATGGCACAACGACAGGAAAAAGAAAAGGCGGGTAATAAACCCGCCTGAATATTTAACGTGGTATATCCGGCCAGTCAGGGTCAGATATATCCACCCTGTTTACCATTACGCTGTAGAGTTCCCATGCTTCAAGCCGTTTAATCTCTTCATCTGTGGCAATTTTTAGTTTTACTGCCCGCGCCAGTGGTGCAATGGCTGATTCAGCCTCAGCAAGGCGGCGAACTTTTTCAGCCTCCGCCTTTTTACGCAGCTCTTCCGGCGAATAAACCCGTTGAACGACTTTGCCGTCTTTAAACTGCCAGCCGCCTGAAATATCAGCGCAACGGTTTTCATCCGTATCAGGTAGCTCCGCCACGCTCTGGCCAGCAGGCCATAAACCGGAAATATCGCGCGTAATACACGTAATAACATCGTTATCGTCGTAGGTAATTTTCAGCGTGTCTTCTGAAAATAATTGCTGGCATGCATACCAGTCCTGACCATCCTCTGATTTAAGATGCGCCGCACCGGGGAATGATGCATCCGGTGTATAAGGGATGAAATTTTTAATATTTAAAAACTGTTCGCTCTTTTTGTTTCTTTCCGCTTTCATCATTATTCCTTCTTATACACTTGGTGCCGTTACCCACGTATCACCAATCAGATACTGAATGGGACGGTAATAAACCTTGTCATCATCACCTTCCATTTCCCAGCTACCGTCAGTATGGAACCCCGTCACCACCTGTCCGCCGCCGAGCTGAAAATCACGCCACAGACCGCCAGAAAGCGCCACCGGGCCGAGTCTGATCGCTTTGACCATATTCGAGTAGAGGTAGCCGCTCAACCAGGCTGCATTCCCTCCCCCCCACACGGTGCCTGATACGTCTCCGTTATTGGCGTAGATGGCCCCGCCTGCACGAAGTGTGTTAGCGGTGATATCTCCATTGACCGTAAAGACAATCGAACCATCAGGATTTCGCTGGCTGTACAGATGCCACCCCTGATCGTCGTCCAGTTCAATAACTGTTGGCCTGTTTGCGTCGCCCCATAAATTAAACGTGGCTGTCATTGTCGAATTATTATTGCTCGTCAGTGACAGTTTTTTTGCGTTGCCTGCGCGTACGGCACCATTAGTGAGAACATCTACTGACATGTGCAGCCCGGAATTGTCGATATAACCAACCAGAGCATTATTGGCATAAATCCCCAGAACGCCGTCACTGTGCCACTTAAACCCTGTATCGTTATCGCCGAATACAATCGAATTGCCGCCCAGCGCATTATCAGTACCAATGCCTAAAGACCCATTAATCCGCCCCCCGGTAATCGGCAATGCACCCACATCACCGGCTGAAGGTTTATTTGCGGTGTTGTAGTCAATAACCCACGGGCGGCTGGTATTCGGTACCGTTCCCCAGTCCTGGCGCTTTGCGTTCGCGCCCATATGCGCGTAATAGTGCTGAAACCAGACTTCCCCGATTTTCTCAACAAACATATATCCGTAGCTGTACAGCTTGCTGCCATCCGGATAGGTCGGAAAATCAGCGACCGTATCAGAATTCGACACCGCCACCCGCCACCATCCTGGAGTATTAGCTGATGCCATCGTGCCGTTATCGGTAATCTGTCCAATGGCATCGGCGGAAATAGCCTTCACATCTGACGCCCACAGGGTGATATCCCCGGATAATGGATGTCCATTGACCTTACGGCCTGACGGGACACGACCGTTCGCATTATCCATAGCCGCTTTAACCGCTTTCGGCGTTGCGGCCAGCGTCTCAGACGTACTGTCAGTGGCATTGCTGAGCTGGATAATCCCTTTACGCGCTGTAGTGGCGTCCTGAGCTGTATATTTCGCGTTAGCAAGGTCATATGCCACCTTGACCGCTTTCGGTGTCGCGGCAAGCGTCTCAGACACACTGTCAGTGGCATTGCTGAGTTGCACAATGCCTTTACGCGTTGTGGTGGCGTCCTGAGCTGTATATTTCGCGTCAGCAAGATCATATGCTGTCTTGACAGCTTTCGGCGTCGCTGCGAGCGTTTCAGACTCGCTGTCTGTCGCGTTACTGAGCTGAGTAAACCCTTTTTCTTTAAGAGTGGCATCAGGATGACGACGGGATTTTTCATGTTCGGCGAGCCTGTCGTCGACATAATCCTGCGTCGCCATCACCATCGTTGAGTCAATGGACAGCGCCACAGACTCGACACTGCTGACAATAATGACCATGCGGCATGTCTGCGCACGCCCTGAGCCCTCAGCCAGCTCTGGCTTGTAGCTTTCGGCCATATTGGCAACAGCAATCAGCGTCCCTTCATCGTCGTAAAGGCCAAGCTCACGCATCCAGAAGCCGCCCACCTCCGGCGGAATAACCAGCTCGGCCACAATGTAATTACTGTACCGGTTGTCCTGGCTAATTTTATTCAGAGTATGACGCCAGACCTCATTAACAAGCTGCGTCTGACCGGCATCAGGCTCCGGCAGCTTTCCGCCGCCGTCACCAACAGCCATAACGTTAAGATTTATTTTCTTACCGCCCGGCATGGTGGCTGCAGCAAGCTTAGCGGCTCCGGCAGTGGTGATAACGGTTTTAAATTTCGTGCTCATTATTCCTCACTTATCCCGGGTAAACCGTAATAATATCGCCGTCGCAGGACACGCCGCCGGTATACAAATAACCGGGAATGTCCTGGACAATATTCAGGCCAGTCAGATGACGACTGGCTGGCTTTGCATCCGCAATCAGTCGCTCCATTTCGAAATACATTTCCTCGGTAATGCCACTTTCAAGCACCCCGATATCAAGCCGGAATGTGCCTGGCGGGTCGCCGCTTTCCCACCATTCCGTTACATTGATGACATAGCCGAGTGGCTCCACTACCCGACGGATTGCGCCGATAGTCCCCTTGTGGCAGTGAATGAAATATGCATCACGGATAACGGCACGTTTTGTTCCCTCCGGCCAGTTCTCATCCCACCGGTCGACAGAAAATGCCCACGCCAGCCACGGCAGCAAATTTTCCGGACAGGTGTCAGGGTTCCACAACGCGCGGATGTTGACCGGCGTTCTTTCAATCTCAGCACATGCCCTTGCGGCGGCAACCTCCAGTGGCGATGAGCCTACCGGCAGCAATCGTGAGTCATTCATCAGAGCCCCCGATTACAAGGCTGTAGTCAGTGCAAAAGGACGCCTGTGTGTTATCGAGAACAATATCCGCGACCGGTGCCGCCAGCTCCACCCGCTGAACACCCTCAACATGCAGGGCGGCATAAATCGCTGATTTACGGATATCGCGCCCGAGGCGGTGCTGCGCGCTGATATAGGCTTTCAGCTTTGCCTCAGCCGCCGCCCTGATGGGTTCACTTTCCGGGCCGGGATAAAGATAAAGCGTGGCGTTAATCTGGTAGTTAACAATTTCGGCTGACTGTACCGTCACCCGGTCAGCGACCGGCCTGACATCTTCTGCGTTCAGGGCATTGCGCACAATTGCAAGCAGTTCCTCAGATGCGACGCCGTTGTTTTCACGAGACAGCACGGAAATCGTCACACAGGCTGGCGACGGGCTGATAACTGAAATATCGCCGACGCGCCCGTCAGCACTACGGCCGTGATACTGGTACGATCCGACAGACCCCGCCACGCTCAGTCCCTCAAAAGCCTGCTGTATACGCAGACGATAATCTGCGTCGAGTTCCATTTCTGCCGGAGTGGGTGGAATGGTGGTGTCATCAGCAGGCGTGACGACAAGGCGCTCAACACTGAAATTCGCCCCGATATTATCGAGGTCACTGTCTATGGCATAAGCCAGCATCACTGCGCGTGCAGCTTCATTGACACGCTGACGCCAGATAACCTCGCGGTAGGCGTTTTCCTGCAGCAATTTAACAATTGGCTCAGACTCAAGTGCGAGCGTCCGGGCGACGGCTTCCTGCTGGTTTTCCGGATAGAGCGAAATCAGCGTTGCAATGCGCTCCGCAAGGATAGTTTCATAGTCCAGTTCCTCGACCACATCAGGAACAGGTAGCAGACTCAGGTCAACAGTTGCCATAGTGGTTTAACTCAGTGAAACAGTGGTTGAAACTGACGCACCGGTATCGGTACGCATCCCGGTAATATCGACATACATTTCGCCAGCGTCGCCGGTCTCAAAGCTGATGGATGTAAGCCTGATGCGTGGTTCCCACTTCTGGATCGCGGAATAGCACGCCACCATGATTTGTAGCCTTAGCGCCGGGGTTTGCGGCATATCAATCAACGCAGACAGGAGCGAGCCATATTCACGACGCATAACCCGCGAGCCGACCGGCGTCAGCAGAATGTCGCGCATGCTCTGGCCGATATGTTCACTGTCACTGATAGCGAGGCCGGTATTGCGGTTCATCCCCATATAGCGAGCTGTCATCTGGTGCCCTCCGTCCAGCTCCCGCCCCGTTGCACGCCGCCGTGACCGTGGTCATCAACCTGCACACCGTTTGATTTCAACGTGCCGCCGGTATGTTCGATGTTTCCCCACATGGTGCCACCTTTCTGCACCTCAAGCGTCGCCGTCGTCAGTTTGTTGGTGCAGACCACCTCCGGGGTGTCGAGGGTGATATGCTCTGCCGCTTTGACCAGCACCACCGGCACGGTGGCGGTGATGGACTCCGATGCCGTCACATCAGCAGTCTTGATGCCGCTGACCGTCAGCGCACCGGTTTCCGGCTCATACTCAATAACCGCGCCATCAGGGAACACCACATGCCACGCATCCGCCGAGGCAGACGGGGCGGGGTTATCGTCTGAGAAAATCCCCGGCAGCACGAAAGCGGTATCAAGCTCGCCACCAATCGCCAGCAGCAACACCTGTTCACCGACCGAGGGAGCCCACCATGTACGCGAACGACCGGCGCGGGTAGTCAGCCAGTTCAGCCATGTAGTCTGGATCCCGCCGCTTTGTACGCGACACAGCCCCTGCGCGGTATCGACCTCAGTCACCACACCTGAGCGGATGAGGTTGCGAATTGCGCGCGCGAGCTCCTGTAGAGTGGATAACGTATTCATAGCGCAAGAATGCCTCTGGTCTGGAGCCACGCCAATTCGCGCGGCTCCGGTGATGGCTCACACAATATTTATTTGCCGAGGTGACAGAGAATGACGTCTTCAATCATCTGCTCATCGTCGTGGGTGAAACCGAGCAACGGGCGCACCTCGTACTGCACCTCCCGGCTGTTGCGGTTTGGCCGGTCTTTGAGGCCATACTGATGCACCCGCGCCATGCGCTGCACTTTGCCGGTAAATTCCACCACTGCCGCACTGTCGCTGCCTTTGGCTTTCATAAAGCGGTTAGTGCGCAGTCTGGCGAACATCTCGCGCTTAATGCGGCCTTTCTTGCTCCGCACAGGCTGGCGCTTTCGCGCGGCATACGGGGTGCCGTCGGGTGTCTGCTGGCGCTTAATGCGCTGTTGCTGACTGGTACGCAGCTTTTTCGCAATCTCAGCCGCCATTTGACGACGCGCCGCCGGTGACAGGCTGGCAATCAGACCGGCAAGGCGCTCCTGTAGTGCGGTTAACTCACTCATCCCACTTACTCACCAGTTCGCCGTTAACGTACAGCTCGACCGGGCGCGTCACGGGTTCAGGCAGCGACGGCTCTGGCGCATAGCTGACGTGCAGTGCGCCATCGACCTCTTTGACGAGCGTGCGCTCGGTGAGTCTCAGGCTGATACTGATATCGAGCGAATCGTCGTTATTGATATCAATCATCCAGGTGAATCCTTTCTCACGCCCGTCGTTGGTGGTCATAATGTCCGGCTGATGTTCACGCAGCCACGCCTGCACCGGCACGAATATCAAATCGAGGTCACCAGTGAAGTCAGTCACCACTACGTTAAGCACGTACACTTTTTCAAACGACAGTGAGCTCGCCAGTCTGGAATCGGTGTGCCCGTTGTCGGCAAAAAGACGCAGCATATCGGGGTTATTTCGGAGTTGCGGTACGGCGTTAATCAGCGCTTTGCGCAGGCTTTTGTGCTTTTGCATCGAGTTCATCCTGACAGTATTTGACGGTTTTGACCTGCAGCGCACAGGCAGTCAGCGCGCCCTCAAGACGGCGAATATCCGCGCTCAGGTCACCATTCGTTTTCGGGTCACTTCCCGGCATCGGGCAAAGGCTCACCTTCGGGCACCCGTTGACCACAATCACCGGCGCTGGCGCAGGCAGGGCGGGTGTGCAACCGACGCACAACATCAGGCAGAGCAGCGTTATACCAGCGGCGAAAGGCTTCATTTTCATTAAGTAACCTCGTTATCGTCTGCTCACGGCGGCTGGATTCTGCGCTTGCCTTTGCGAGCTGTTCGCGCAGTGCCACCTGCGCGGATTCATTACGTCGGGCGAGCTGACCGGCAACACTGAGCTGATTTTTCAGCATGCCAATCGTCGTCTTTTGCTCGCTCGCAACACGGTTTGCCGCCTCAAAGGAGCGGGATAAATTGCCGTTCTCATGGCGCAACCACAGCAACCCGAGCACGGCCAGCACAAGCAGCGTTATCAGGACTTTCATGCCATCACCCCGCCAGCCGAGCGCCAGACGGTGACCAGCTTTTCGAGACTGTGCTCGCGCTGGCCGTAACCGGCCCCCGGCAATGACGCCCAGATATTCCGGCAACGGGAAACAGCACGCTCAATACGTCCCGCCCGGATATCGTCAATAGCACCGCGCTCCCGGATTAACTGGATCGCGAGCTTGTCCTGCGACAGTGGGCTGAAATCAGGCAATGCGAGCTGTTTTTTATAGTGCGGCCAGAACATATAAAGCTGCTGGTAACGCCCCGATGCTGTGGATTTCTCGCCACGGCGATTAAACACTTTCGGTGGTCGGCCATGTGCAAAAGGATGGTCGCTGTAATCGGTGAAAATCTCTGGACTGCCATCAAGGCCGGTGACAATGACGTCGTAGCCACGGTTTTTCGTCAGCGGATGGTTCGCCGTTCCTTCGGAATACGCCAGCATGTCCAGAAAGGCGGCGATATTCTGGTGAGTATTAATGACCGGCATCGCCTTCCCCCTTCTGTGACTTAAAGCGGCGCTGAATGGCGATTTCCACCACCTGATAACCGGCAATACCGAGCATGGATCCAATACCGCACACAGCGGGCAGTGACATATCAGGAAACTGCACCAGAACAACACCGGCGACCATTGAGACAAAACCGCCGAGCAGCATGCGCCCGACAAACAGGCGCGGGGTGATGGGCTCACCACCTGCCAGCACTTTTCCGACCACAATCAGTGCCCCAATCACAAACAGTGACAGGACGCCTTTTTCCCCTTCTGTCATGGTTTACTCCCAAAGATTGATAGTTTCAGTTACGGGTGAAGACGGCACATCGGGCAGGTCAATTGCCGTGCCATGCGGCAGAATGACGCCCAGCTCAGACAGGCCGGGATTAGCCTGCAGCACCGTTTCAACAACGCCCTCAGTGCGCCCGTAATACCGGGCGCAAATCACGTCGAGGGTGTCGCCCTGCATCGACCTGACCTTCATCAGAGCTGGCCCACGATGCAGCGCGGTTTGTCCTGCAGACGCGCGACCGACCAGCGCATATCCCGCCACAGGTCATCAATGGTGGTTTCGACACTGTCGGCTTTTTTGTCACCCTTGCCGGTGGCTTCAACACCGCGATAGCGCTCATACAGGGTGGCGGTTGCCATCGCCGTTACGGCGCTCAGATAGTGGAAAATACGCACATTCTCGCCATCGATTTCCTCGGCAGGCACGTCGGCCAGTTGCTTAAACCCGGCGGCAGTCTGGCGCAGCCGGTAGTCGTAAAGCTCCGCATTGGTCTCGGCCATGCCGGTCTTGATGGCATTGCGCAGGCGCGCATCGGAAACCGTCTGCTCAAGGCGCATCAGTTCGCGCACTCGCTTCGGATCCACATCAGGGAAAAAGAACGTGTTTTTAATTACTGCGTCGCCCGTCTCCGGTACGGGAATCACCACGCCCGGTACGTCCTGCGGTTCGTCGGGCTGGTTCAGAATCACTGTCGTCATGACAACCTCATCAGGTTGGGCGGTGGACGCCGGTCGCCGTCAGGGTCAAAACCCGCTTTGACCGGCGTGCCGCCCGGCTCGGGGAGCGTTCAGTTAACCGGCGGTTTTTACCGCCTTTGGTGGACGCCCGCGCTTTGCTGCCGGTCTGGCGGCAGGTTTACGCGTGCGCGGTTTAGTCGTTTTACGGGGTGCCGCCTCCGCTTTTGGCTTCAGTGCGCGTTCCAGCCGCTCAATCTCTTTGCGCACACCGGCATTGCGGTCGAGCTGCATCGCGCGCTGAAACTGCGCCAGTGCCTCAACATTCTGACCGGTATCACGCAGGGTCAGGCCGGTCACCTTATGCAGACGGGCGCGCACCATATCGGGAACGTCAGCGCCGTCGGTCAGGTCGATGGTGGTCTGCAGCCAGGAAAGGTCGACAGATTCACCGGCATCGCGCAGGCGCAGTGCGGCAAGCGCCACCTCCTCAACCAGCATGTAAGGCGTCGTGCGGCGATGGTCAGTGGTGAGGCCGTATTTCAGCGCGTAGGGGGCAATTTCTAGCGCGCCAGCGATATCACCGGCATCGAGACGCCACAGCATGACGGTCATAACAATGTCATCCTGCGCACCACGACCATCAGTCAGCACACCGGCGACCCACGGCGCATAGAACGGCAGCAGCTCGCGCTTTTTCTCGGCTTTACGTTCGTTTGAACGGATGTTTTTTAACGTGCGGCGGTCATCGGCCAGCTTAACCAGCATCTGCTCATAGGCGGTTGCATGGCGCAGCGGGGCTTGTTCCCTCTGCGCGGCTTGAGAGGCCGAGACCCGCATCATGTGACGCTGTGCGGGGCTCGTCATGGTTTAGGCTCCGCTTTCCGGTGCTGCAGGTGCGGTGAAATCGCCCAGGGTGATGTTTTCCAGCAGGCACCCGGCGGCATACGCCTCGACCACATAGTCGATATTCATCGACTCGTAGTTTTCAACGCGGTCTTTTTTCGGGTTTTCATCAATGCTGCGGCGGTGGCTCTCATCCATGAAATAGATAGAGAGGTTTTCCAGCGTGGTCACTAACACGGCATTCGCCGGGAAGTACGGCACACGCACAGCAGGCAGGTTGCCGATTCGCTTCTGGCTGATGATGATATCTGCCGCGAGCGCCTCGCTGTTTTCCTGCGGCTTGTTCACCAGCGGGAAATATTTGTCGGCCAGCAGCTTACGGCCAACGATGGCAACGAGTTTCGGGTCATCCTGATAAACCTCGTCAATCAGGTTATTGGTCGCATCCATCACCAGCGCGTCGAGGTTCTCATAGTCGCCGTTTCGACCGACGCGAATCACTGCCGAAACGACCTTACCGTCAGCATCGGTGATATTGCTCATCACACGCGTCGGGGCTTCATTGCGGTATTTCTGCAGCCAGCCGACGGCCACATCCTGCAGCATCGGATTTTTGGTGCGGTCAGAGGTGGCGGCGCGGGTGGTACCGTTAAAACCGGCCATGATGAAATCGAGCGCCTGACGCTTGACAATGGCGTCGCGGATGCGGCGCTGGAAGTCCTGAAAACGCGCCCACAGGTCGAGGGTTTTATATTTCAGGTGGAAGTCAAAGTTAATCTGGTCGCACTCGTACTTGTTGGATTCAAGCGCGGTGAAGTCTGCGGTCTTACGCTCATCATCGCCCGAGGTATCAGTCGTGCTGGCGATAGTACCAGTCACACCGACGCCGATTTTCTCACCCTTCATTTCTGCGACCGGCAGAATATTAATCGTCTGCAGAAACGCGGATGACTCCTGCACTTTGTTCATCAGCGTTTGCGTGACGGACGGCTCGACGGTGAATTTTTTACTGACGTCATCAGTGCTGATGCCGTTCAGCTCAGCGACGCGGGTCAGATAGGCATTAAACTTAAAACGGGTTTCCGGGCGCATAGTCTTTCCTGTTTGAATTTATCGGTTAGTCACTGCATCGGGCGGGGTTGCCGCCCGGTTTCTGTTCTGCGGTTTATCAGCAGTCGGTCAGCAGCTCATCGCCACCGCCGCCGCTGGCTTTCGTGCGTCGCGGCTGGCTGAAACTTTCGGTTTTGTCGAGGGTGGTTTTCAGGGCGGAAAATGCCTGGCGGGTTTCTTCAACCTTGCCGGTCAGTTCCTGTCTAAAGGTGGCTAGCGCGGTTTCCATATCGGAAAGACGCTTATCCTGCGCAGTGAGGCTGGTCTGCACATGTTCGCTGACGGTGGTAACCGCTTCATGCACATCATTCAGGCGCACATCGTCGCTGACCTGTTTACGGCTGAAAATGGCTTTCACCTTGTCGGCCAGGCTGTTGAGCACCGTGTCGGGAACGTCTTCAAATTCCAGTTCGGCCAGCGTGGCGACTGAAAAGACATTTTCAGGACTGGCCTTAAAGCGCTGCAGCGGGTTGTGCTTCGCCTTGCGGCAGAATTCGAGGTATTCAGTACCGAGGCTCGCAGGGTCATCAGTGACCGCAAGGCCGACAAGATAGCATTTGCCGCTGTTACCAAAATTCGGCTGAATTTCCATAGAGGTATAGACCTTCTGCGCGGCTTTATTCATCGCGATAAGGTCATCGGTCGGGGTGATTCTGGCGAACAACGCCCATTTGCCATTCAGCGCAGAATCGTCGTCAATCTTTTCGGCTTTCAGCTCAACCACATCGCCATAACGTTTAAACATGCCGTCGGGCAAAAGGCCGCGAATGTGTTCAAGGTTGATACGGCAACCGTAGACGCGCGGGTCATAGGTTTCGGCCATTTCCTGAATATCGCTGGCGCTGATAATGCGCCCGTCGCAGGTATCACCCTCGACGCCGATGCGAAAGAATTTTGAGACTTTTTTTGCCATTGTCAGGAGTCCTGAGGTTGGGGTTACGGGTCAACGCCAGTTTCCAGTCTCAGGACGCGCCAGACCACCAATGACGACTGGATAACCGCCCACACAACAGCACCTTAGCGAATCACTGACGGCCATTAAGTAGCCTTGCCCTGAATCCACTACGGCGAGGCATCAATGACCATTTCCACCGATACAACCTTATTGCATGACCCGCGACGACAGGCATCGCTGCTTTACTGGCAGGGCTTTTCCGTGCCACAGATTGCCGAAATGCTGCAGGTCAAGCGCCCGACCGTGCAGAGCTGGAAACAGCGCGATGGCTGGGACGGCATCGCACCGATTTCCCGTGTCGAAAGCAGCCTTGAGGCGCGCCTGATTCAGCTCATCGCCAAGCCGCAAAAGTCAGGCGGCGACTTCAAAGAGATTGACCTGCTCGGGCGGCAGATTGAGCGACTGGCGCGCGTCAACCGCTACAGCCAGACCGGCAACGAGGCCGACCTTAACCCCAACGTTGCCAACCGTAACAAGGGGGAGCGCAAGAAGCCGAAAAAGAACTTTTTCAGCGATGAGGCTGTCGCAAAGCTGGAAGAAATTTTCTTCGACCAGTCTTTCGAATACCAGTTGCAGTGGTACCGGGCAGGACTGGCGCACCGTATTCGCGATATTCTCAAATCCCGCCAGATTGGCGCGACGTTCTACTTTTCCCGCGAGGCACTGCTGCGCGCGCTCAAGACCGGCCATAACCAGATTTTTCTGTCGGCCAGTAAAACGCAGGCTTACGTGTTCCGGGAATACATCATCCAGTTTGCGCGACTGGTTGACGTCGACCTGACCGGCGACCCGATTGTCATCGGCAACAACGGCGCAAAGCTGATTTTTCTCGGCACCAATTCCAACACCGCACAGAGCCATAACGGCGACCTGTATGTCGATGAAATATTCTGGATCCCGAATTTTCAGAAGCTGCGCAAAGTCGCATCGGGCATGGCCTCGCAAAAGCACCTGCGATCAACTTACTTTTCGACACCTTCCACGCTGGCTCACGGCGCTTACCCCTTCTGGTCTGGCGAGCTGTTCAACAAGGGGCGCGCCAGTGCCGCTGACCGCATCGAAATCGACATCAGTCACAGCGCGCTCGCCGGTGGACTTCTTTGCGCAGACGGACAGTGGCGGCAGATTGTCACTATTGAGGACGCCCTTGCCGGTGGCTGCACCCTGTTCGACCTCGACCAGCTCAGACGCGAAAACAGTGATGAGGACTTTAAGAACCTGTTTATGTGCGAGTTTGTCGACGATAAGGCATCGGTATTCCCGTTCGAGGAGCTGCAGCGCTGCATGGTCGACGTGATGGAAACATGGGAGGACTTCGCCCCGTTCGCCGACCATCCATTCGGCTCGCGACCGGTCTGGATTGGCTACGACCCGTCCCACACCGGCGACAGTGCCGGATGTGTCGTACTCGCGCCGCCGGTGGTTTCGGGTGGCAAGTTTCGCATGCTGGAGCGTCACCAGTGGAAAGGCATGGACTTTGCCGCGCAGGCAGAAGGCATCCGCAGGCTCACTGAGAAATACAACGTCGAATACATCGGCATTGACGCAACAGGCCTCGGTCTCGGCGTATTCCAGTTGGTGCGCTCATTCTACCCGGCGGCACGCGGTATCCGTTACACGCCAGAAATGAAAACCGCAATGGTGCTCAAGGCGAAAGACACGATTCGCCGTGGCTGTCTGGAGTACGACGCCGGAGCAACTGATGTCACACAGTCGTTTATGTCCATCCGCAAAACCATGACCAGCAGCGGGCGCAGCGCCACCTATGAGGCCAGCCGCACCGAGGAAGCCAGTCACGCTGATATCGCATGGGCCACCATGCACGCCCTGTTAAACGAACCGCTTTCTGCCGGTAGCGGCATGCAGCCTAAATCTATTCTGGAGTTCAACTAATGGGTAAGCAAAAATCCCGTAAAGCCGCCGCGCAGAAAGCCCGCGCACCGCAAAAAATGGAAGCGTTCACCTTCGGTGAGCCGGTGCCGGTGCTCGATAAACGCGATATTCTGGATTACGTCGAGTGCATCAGTAACGGCAAATGGTACGAGCCGCCGGTCAGCTTCTCCGGGCTGGCAAAAAGCCTGCGCTCAGCCGTACATCACAGCTCGCCGATTTACGTTAAACGCAACGTGCTCGCGAGCACCTACATTCCGCATCCGCTGCTGTCCCGTCAGGATTTCAGCCGCTTTGCGCTCGACTATCTGGTATTCGGCAACGCCTTTCTTGAGCAGCGCCACAGCGTCACCGGACAGTTAATCAAACTGCTGACCTCACCGGCAAAATACACCCGGCGCGGGGTAGATGACTCGGTTTTCTGGTTTGTGGAAAACTTCACTCAGCCGCATGAGTTCGCACCCGATACCGTGTTCCATCTGCTGGAGCCTGATATTAATCAGGAGATTTACGGCCTGCCTGAATATCTCAGCGCGCTTAATTCCGCCTGGCTGAATGAATCCGCGACGCTGTTCCGCCGCAAGTATTACCAGAACGGCGCGCACGCAGGTTACATCATGTATGTGACTGACCCGGCGCAGAGCGCGACCGACGTCGAATCGCTGCGCGAGGCGATGCGCAACTCGAAAGGGCTCGGCAACTTTAAGAACCTGTTTTTCTACGCTCCCGGCGGAAAACCGGACGGCATCAAAATCGTGCCACTGAGCGAGGTCGCCACAAAGGATGACTTTTTCAACATCAAGAAAGCCAGCGCCGCCGACCTGATGGACGCGCACCGGGTACCGTTCCAGCTCATGGGCGGCAAGCCCGAGAATATCGGCTCACTCGGTGACGTTGAGAAGGTGGCAAAGGTCTTTGTGCGTAACGAGTTATCGCCGCTACAGGACAGGTTCAGGGAGGTAAACGACTGGCTCGGCATGGAGGTCATCAGGTTCAAAGAGTACACCCTCGACAACCCGGAATAATTCCCCCTCAAGCCGCCAGTATTGGCGGCTTTTTCATACCCCGCCACCATCACGCCTCAGACGCGCCCCACGCGCACGACCACACCCGAGCACCAACGAACCGACAACAACCACGACAGCGGCGTCACGACGCGCTCAGACGATAATTTTTAATATTGCGCACCACCGCTGGCGCGCAATGCTTTCCCCGCCACGCCTGCCCGCTTTATGGGTCAGTTTTAATGCAGTTGCATGACCACTCTGGATCCGCGCCAGCTCTGGCGGCGCACGGCCAGAACGGGAAAGTCTGACGCATGCAAAACCATGCACCTGTTGCATGCACGGCTAAAAAACGGGAAATTCGCGGAAAAATGGCATAAAAAAACCGGCATTCATGGTGCCGGTTTGAATCAGGTTTATTAAGGTTACTGGCCGCGCAATGCGCCAATAATACTGTTGAGACAACAGCTCGCAACAATCAGCAGAAAAACGGTTGTCCACGGATTTTCATAAACGAGAGATAACATATTTATATGGTTCCTTTTATGACCGGCTAACGCCTCGCATAGCTCGTTGTTCAACCCCGTCAGCACTGAAAGCGAGTTTCAGCGCTGACGGCGTTTGCTATGGTCGACGTGGTGGCGGTGCGTAATATACTGGTCTGCTGATATTATCCAGTTTGCCATGGTTATCCCTGACTATTTCTGCACACCCGACCAACTCTGCTGGAGTCAGGTTCTCATTGACCATTATCGTCTGCAGACGATGAACGATAGCCATAAGTTTTATGCTTTTAGTTTTGTGCTGCGGAATTTCGCCCGGTAGTCGATGCATATTATCGCCCTCAATAAATTTTATTTAGTGTCCTCAAGACGCCACTATAAAACCCGCTAAGGTAACGTCCCATTCATCACGGGTGTGTAACCAATAACACATCGAGAAACTTTGAAAGGTAGAACTAACGCCTCGCGGTGCGAGTTGTTCAACGCCGCCAGCACTGAAAACAAGTTTCGGTGCCGGCAGCGTTTGTCACTATGTTATTTAATTGTCCAGTATCGAATCGACCTCACCCGTTCGCACGTTGACGCGTGCTGCTACGGTTTGTTTGACCACGCCACCATAAGCATTAGTGCCGCGAAACGTTGTTTTTACAACGGCATGCGGGTCTTTATTCAAAATCAGATGGTAGACCGTTGAAACATGCTTATAAGAGGAGTCATCATTCATGCTGGCTTTTATCAGCTTCTCTAACGGGCGATAAGAGCCATCCCAACCACTAAAATTACCCTGAAATGCGTCAAGGTTGATTTTATTATTTAGGGATTGTGGATCCTTCTCGAAGTCGTTAAAACACCATTCCAACACATCACCGAGCTTTAACGCATCATCTTTCGTAAAAGTGTACTCACTCATACAGGCATAAAAAGCATCAGCAGAGCTTACCGGTACACCTTTGAAGCCAACATAACCTTTAACGATATCGTGCCGGGTTTCTTTTGGCTCATTGCGATATTCTTTGAGGGTCTTATCTGCGTACTCAAAGATTGGCGTAGTCGGTTCCGCTTTAACCTCCTGCACGTCAGCTTTTGCCACAGGCTGACTTTTTTCAGTCGGCCATAATATTGAGCCAATAACACCCAGCGCCAGACAGCCACCAAGATAAACCGCACTGGAGCGCTTACGGTTCGGCATTCGAACCAGCGACGGCTTGATTAACCCCACGATAAAAGCAATAAAGAGAGCCAGAGATAAAAATGCTATTACGGTATCCATGATTTTCCTTTATGTGTAATCCCCATACAAAACAACCCCATGCTATCAAACATGGGGTCGAGGGTTGCACATTTTTCAGGGATTAACGCCAGCTCTCATCTTCCCACACTTCCTTAAGGATGCTATCCAGCGCTTCGCGGTCTGAATCTTTATCGAATCCCATCAGCTCGACACCGGTCATGGCTCCCTTTTTAACAGTAACGCGCGTTGAGGGGAAAACAGACTGTATTCGCTTGGTCAATTCGCATTGAAAAGCATCAATTACCGGCTGGCCGATTTTTTGGTCTTTATCCAACGTGATATTTACTTTCACCTTGCCCTCCTTTGCAAAGGTTTCATCAACAGGTGGCGCGGAAAAAACAACAGAAAAATTATTATTTTTCATTATGTTGCCTCTTGCTATCTCCGCGATTAAATTCAATGCAATTTCACGATCTCTTTCCTTACAAGTACCTTCAGCAGTCAGACGCGCAATCATTTCGACCCGCTCAATCATAACGTGCTCGTTTAGCTCTCTATCCACACAACCTCCATTACGAGATACTGTATATACATACAGTAACACGTAATAACCAAAGGTGTGAAGAAAAAATCACAGTTAAACACACTGTATGTACATGATATGGATGAATATTAACGATTATATTTTCGTTGCGAGTTCAGCTAAAGCCGCAACACGATTGAGGATTATCCTAGCCTTAGCCTGATACGATGGTGCTGAGGTAAATATTTCTCCCTTGGCCGTTCCTCTCAACCATTTACCGTTAAAGCAACTTTTACCACCGGCCATCAGGTGCAGGGCTTCGCCCCGGCTGATTGTGATGCCGGTAGTCAGATGTATCTCGTCGATAGTTTTCGCTATAGCTGCGTTTTGCTCATCCGTTCCGTGGATAAATTTTCGCCGTATTGCTGGCTTTTGCTTCCTGAGTCGGTTTGTCAGCTCTCGTTTTTCACGTCGACTTAGGGGTTTAGATAAATCGAGTTCCGGTGGATCGCTTTCGCTTCCCGTACAGTTATTGACAGAACTCCGAGAGGGCGCAGGAGCGCCCTTAACGTCAACGGCCAAATCAACGGCACGCTTCGGAACAATTTTCCACTGCGTAAGCCGGGTTAAAATCGGAGTGCCTGCACCAATGGTGGAATCGTACACACCTTTGATACAGACTATTTCCTCACCATACTGATTAAGCTCTGTTCGCGGCTCGTAAAGAGCGCGCACCTGTAATTCGTCCCGACGGACGAAAGGCCCACCCTGAGCGTTAACATAGTCAGCCCAGCGGCCATAATGAGCGGCGTCATGTACTTCGGCGAATTCAACACTAAGCGCCCTTGCCGTTTCCGGGTCAGCCATTTTTCGAAGCTCCCTATATACCGTCACAGGAGCACCGCCGATAAACTGAAACTGACGGATATGCCAGCGAGCCGCCCATGCTGAAACGGCGGGTGCCGTCTCTTTTAGCAGCTCACCGCTTTCGTCATCGGTTTCGTCATCAAGAGCATAACCGTCGATGTTTTTAGAAATGTATTTCGCGACATAACCGGTAGCACTACCTTTCTCCGGGTCGATAGCCTCAGCATGAAAGCGGGCTTTTTTAGCCTTATCACTTTTAAGTTCGTGGCGGTCTTCCTCCCATGCATAATCGCGGATGATTAGTCGCACGCGCTTGACGTCTTCCGGCAACATGAAAATAAGCATGTGCCAATGCGGCGTTCCGTCGTGATGAGGCTCGGCAACACGTATGCCGAAAATACGGATTTCTTCCCGGTGCAGTTTCGCACGGATGCGCGCCCAAATACCGGTGAGATAATTTTGTGTATCAGCCGGGCTGGCACCTTTCCATTTAGTATTTCGGTAACCAGCTTTAGTTGTGGCGTGATATTTAGACGGTGCGGTCAGGGTATAAAATTCCCCAACATAGCCGAGCTCATTGCAGATATTTTCAAAACCACGAATGCGGGTCATAAGTTCACAGCGGCGTATAGCCGGGTTAGCGACCGAGCCGTCAAATTTTTCAATCAGGCTGATACGGTTGCCGTCTTCGTCTTCGAGATCCAGACCTTTGAGAAATTCACGGGTGCGGCGCTTTTGTTCACGCCAGTCAGTCACGCAGTTTTTACTCGCATAGGCATACTTTTTCTTGCTGACGTTGCCGACAGCAATTTGCAGATGTTCGCGCCATGCAGCCGCAATGCGACGCAGACGACCACGCCACCACACATCGTTAAACATACGAGCGATAGCCGGGGCGATTTCATCCTCTCCGACATATTTTTTAGCCACCCGCTCCCAATGCGGAGGAGTAACATTAAATTGCATAGAAATAAAACCGGCGCGCATGTACCAGGTGTACAGCGTTTTAAGCTCGCTAAATCCGGTGTCATCAATGTCAGCCAGTTCAGCACGAATGAAATTAGCGATATCAGCGGCCAAAAGGTCGATATCGGCGCGTGACATGTCCGGGAGGCGGTTAAATCTGGCGACCATATTGACCATGCGTGACGCCAGATATTGCATAAGTTCAGTATCAAAATGACTGCCAAAAACAGCGGCTGATACATTGCTGTTGATACCCGCGCACTCGTATTTTTTTGCGACCAGTTCAAGACGCGGCAATGCCTTTTTGCAGAAGCTGATTAAAAAGGCATTGGCTCGTTGACTGCCCTGATTTTGTTCCAGCACCTCAGCGGTGCGATAAACCTCAAAGCGCACGCACTCGGGCTGGAGAGAAAGCACCTTTTTCGCATGCAGCAAAGCCGCGAACATACGGTCGCGGCGATACTGTTGCTCATATGTGAGATATGGGCTGGATATTGCTGACCGTGGAGCATTCCACGGATAAGCGTAAGAAATACCCACGCTTACCCCTTCACTGAAATTGACTGGTCATATTCCCACACACCATCAGGAGCAATTAAAGCCCCTTGAGATATTCCTGTATTGGGGTCACGAAATACCGCCAGCCCGATAGGGTGTAAAATCTCTTTATTGATACGAACGATGAGCCCGCGCGCACTTAATTCATTCCATGACACCCACTCGCAACCGCCGATTTTTTCGCTTGGTTTTATGACACCAAATGCATCACTGCATAACTCACCGATGTGTTCAATCTCTGCAACCATAGCCTCAATCGAGGTAATCGCGGAATTATGGATATGGTGATGAATCAGGCCGGAAATAAGCTGGTTAATCTTAGGGTAATAGCCGATAGTATCGAGCCATTCCTCGCCAGCTTTTTTACCAGATTTAACGACTTTTTTTTCATTAAGGATGAATTGATACTGGTCGCTGGTAATAACCCATTTGTCGCCAATGGTGATATGAATGCTCATTTGTTTATCTCCATATATGGAGCGCGAGGAGCGGCACGGAGCATATCTTTGTATCTGGCGGTTAGCGCTTCGGTTGTCCAAACTTTAGAAAGCTTGATGCGCGCCAGCATATCGCCAGTAGGTTCTGCGGGTACTGCTACCCAGCCATCTGGAACAATACGAGCCTTTCGGTATTCCTGAAGTTCTTTAAGCTCATCTATCTCATCAAGCAAATTTAAGACGATGAGTACCCCGTGCTGCCTTATCAACTTTTCAATCACCCCCTCCGCTTCTTCCACATCCTGCAGAACTGAGAGGCTGCTCTGATTTTCTTCATACAATGCATGGGCAGATTGATAGTTTTCAACGGCCTTATTCAGCGCCATGCGCCACTCTGATAACTGGTTATTAGCCATTTATACGCCCCTGTAGTGTTTTGATTTAAGTTCGGCGATTTGCTGGCAGGTCACGCAAAAAGCCACGCCCGGAATCGCAGCGCGGCGAGCTTCCGGGATTGGTGCGTCACATTCTTCGCAAAGAAAACGGGAAGGCGCAGCGATACGGCTGCGCGCGTTGCTGATGTGGCGCTCGCGGTCTTCCTGCTCGCGCTGTTGTGCTAAATCCATTGCGTCGGCCATTAGTGCAGCTCCTGTGATTCATTCTCAAAGCGGGTTGCTTCACGACGCAGCAGTTCGGCAGCTTCGGTGCCACTCATACCCTCTTTGGTGATATGGATAGCCAGCGCCTCAAGGCGGATGGAAACAGCGAGCGCGCGGTCTTTACGCTCTTCTTTTTTTGCATCGGTCAGCAATACGGCCAGCGCATCACTATCAGTGTTAAAACTACGGATTTCGGTATTACGCATAATTGATTCTCCTGATTTCGGGCAATAAGAAGCCCGGCGGGTTTACGCCAGATAATTTCTTTTGTTTAATTAGCTATAACCAAATACGACGGCTGGTTTACTTTTCAATTGGCTGATAATTTCAGCTTTCAGGCTATCTTTAAACTGCTTGCAGCACTCCCATTCCGGGTCAACTCGTAAAATTATCCCATCGCGGGTTTTAATTTCAAAACCGTCTTCCATGTTCGGAATCATGGCACCTAAAACAATCCTTAATTCATCGCGTGACATGTTTAACCCCTTTAATAATAAAGTGGACAATACGAATAATTAAAAAACCTGACGATTTCGTCGGCTTTGTTTTCAGCCCTTTTAATAATTCGGACTGAGAGTGACACGGATGCCAGCGCTTGCCGTCCTTGCCTGCGATCCAGCCGTGACCGTAATGCATGCCAGGGCTTTGTTTAACGAGCAGAGACGCGAATGACGGTTCATTTTTCAGCATATGCACCTTAAATCAGACCAAACGATGCGCCAATACCACTCATAGTATCGACCACGCTCGACATAGCGGGATTAGTCTGCAGACGTGCATGCAGCGCCAGCGCCGACAATGACAACATGCGAATGCCAGCGTTAACGCTTTCAATCATGTTGTGCTTACGGGCAGAGGTCAGGCGCTCGTCAGAGGCTGCACCGCTCGCCAGCTCGCCGAGTTCACTCATTGCACGCATGACATAAGACTGCAATTTGTCTTTAGCCAGCTCATTAACCGGCACGCATGGCAGACAATGAATCTGAGCCAGAAACCCATCGACGAGGGTTGAATCTTCGGTCAGGTCTGTCAATGTCCATATCTCTCGGGGAGTTAACTGGTGCGGCTGTTCAGGGTTTAACTTGTTGTAAAGCGTATGCGGCTTGATACCTGCCTTTACCGCCAGCTCTTTAACGTTGTGAGAGATTGCAAATTTCCTGCAAGCGTCATCAAAGTGTGTATGTGACGAAACGCGAAAATCTAACATGCTGCATCCTTATAATTCACCTAAAGTGAATTAAGCACCAATAACGAGTTGAAAACGGGAATGTCCCAGCGCCTTACGTAACTGCTCTTCTTTCCAGCGCGCGTAGTAAATGCGGACCATGCCGCTTGCACGTTTACGACCTGGCTTAATGACTCGCGGCTCGATTGGTATGCAAGGGTTGTCGCCAGTAGTCCAGCGACGAACTGTAGCGATAGAGACCCGCTCTAAAGCTGCAAACTCATGAGGAGAAACAATCTCACTTGGAATTTTCACAATTGTAATTTCAGAAGCCATATTGCATCATTCCCTGTTTATCAATAATTATCATTGATGCTCTTCGAATGTCAGCGATTAGCATCAATGCATTACGGTTAAGCCGCATATTAATGCGCCAAAGCCGCAACGGTCAATACTCGGATGCGAATTTTATGGAAATTGATTCAGAAATCAGTAACGAACATGTTTTAGATAGGATTTGCGAAATCTACGGATTTGCTCAAAAAATCCAGCTTGCGCGGCACTTCAATATCGCGGCCAGTTCCCTGCAAAACCGCTATACACGTGGGGCTATCTCCTATGACTTCATAGTCCATTGCTCTCTGGAAACAGGTGCAAACGTAGAGTGGTTGCTTACAGGTAAAGGGGAAAAGCTATCCGACCGTAATCCCAATGCATCTGTTGAATCTGATGAGTTAACAGTCAAATCATTCACATTAAGTGAAGGTCGGTTGATTAAAGGTACAGATTTGAGGATATCCAAGTCCCTCTTTAATCGACCGCTTAACAACCCACAATGCATACTGTCAGACAATGCGGCTCACTTTATTGAGACTGATGCCTTGCTGTCAGATGGTTCGTGGCTTGTAGATATTGAGGGTGCAAAAAGCATTCGTGAGTTAACGGTTTTACCAGGTAGAAAACTACACGTTGCCGGAGGGAAAGTCCCTTTTGAATGCTTAGTCGATGATATACAAACATTAGGGCGCGTGGTTGGTGTATATAGTGAGGTGAGTTAATGACAGTCCGTAAAAATCCGGACGGAGGCTGGATTTGCGAGCTCTATCCAAATGGAGCAAAAGGCAAACGTATCAGAAAGAAATTCGCGACTAAAGGCGAGGCGCTGGCATTTGAGCAGTACACCGTACAAAACCCCTGGCAGGAAGAAAAGGAAGACCGGCGCACATTAAAAGAACTGGTTGACGCATGGTACGGCGCCCACGGTATTACCCTAAAAGACGGACTAAAACGTCAGTTAGCTATGCATCATGCCTTTGAGTGTATGGGCGAACCGCTCGCACGCGATTTCGATGCGCAGATGTTTTCTCGCTACCGGGAAAAGCGGCTAAAGGGCGAGTATGCCCGTTCAAATAGGGTTAAAGAGGTGTCCCCTCGCACACTTAATCTTGAACTCGCCTACTTCCGTGCGGTGTTCAATGAGTTAAATCGTCTTGGAGAATGGAAGGGGGAAAATCCGCTAAAGAATATGCGCCCTTTCCGCACAGAAGAAATGGAAATGGCTTGGTTAACTCACGACCAGATTGCGCAACTGCTCGGAGAATGCAAACGGCATGACCACCCTGATTTAGAAACCGTGGTAAGAATATGTCTCGCCACTGGCGCTCGTTGGTCTGAGGCCGAGAGCCTGAGAAAAAGCCAGCTCGCGAAATACAAAATCACATACACCAACACGAAAGGCAGAAAAAATCGCACCGTTCCAATTAGCAAAGAACTCTACGAGTCTCTACCTGATGATAAAAAAGGTCGGTTATTTAGTGATTGTTATGGCGCATTCCGGTCTGCACTGGAAAGAACAGGCATCGAACTACCAGCTGGACAACTGACCCACGTATTGCGCCACACCTTCGCCAGCCACTTTATGATGAATGGTGGTAATATTCTGGTCTTGCAGCGAGTTCTCGGCCATACCGACATCAAAATGACGATGCGATATGCGCACTTTGCTCCTGACCATTTAGAGGATGCCGTTAAGCTCAACCCTCTGGCGGTGAGTGGCGATAAAGTGGCGGTAGAAATGAGTAATGATGATAATCATAGATGA